CCCTGTCCTCTGACCTGCTGTACCTGATACTGCCGCAGGCGTGAATCAATGATCCGAATCATATCGTCGCCCGCATTCTCGATGTCGCCCATATTCGACGCATTCACTGTCATGTTGACTGTGACATTGTACGTGCTGCTGCCGAACCGCCGCCCGATTTCAGAATCACGTTCAAGCGGCACTATTGCTTCAGATCCTGCATCGCCAATCACGGCGAGTGTCGGCTTCGTGACGATTCCGCCGCTGCCGAATACGGGGATACCCTTTGCACCGAATCGCTTAGCATAGTTCTCCGGAGTTGCTTCATATCTTCCGAGACTGCCGCCGGACTTCTGCCCAAATCCGTTTTTCTCTCTGATTCGGTTGATTTCCTCTTGCTCTGCTGACGCTCTGACCGCCGCCGGGTCATATCCCATATCTTCGAGCTGCTGATCAATCAGCCGGTTAGCTTCTGCACCGATTGTGGATGCATGGAGCGCGTTATAAATCCATTCGCCTATCAGCTCAAATTTATGACGGTACGCGTCAAACTTCGTTTTTACGCCGTCCCAGAGTTCTTCTATCATCTTTGCGCCGATATTCCAAACCTCAGTCAATCCGAGTTCGTCAACTATCCATGTAACAATGTTACCGAATAAATCCCAGACACCCGAACCGACCGCTTTCACGCCGTCCCAGATAGTCAAGACAAGCTGTTCACCGATATCGAGAATCTTCTCCCAGTGCTCCGCCATATTGTCGCCAAAGAAATAATTGAAGATACTCTGAATGATCTTTGAACCGATAGAGAGAATTGCTTTTCCGGCTTTTCCTATGCCGTTTCCGATATGCTCAATGATCGAAGGCATCGCGTCCATGAGTTTATCAATGGATTTTTCGGAGAATAGCCCGGTAACAAGATTATCTATCAAGTTCCATGCAGCCGCTGCCATTTTTGGCGCTTCATGCTTCAGGATATCTACGATAATAGGGATCGTCTGCCCGATAGAAGAAAGGATTTGCGGCAAATCAGTCACAAGTGCAGATACCACATCAGATGCACCGCGCACAAGTGACGGTAACACGGTGGATATGATAGACGGGAGACTTCGAGAAAGCGACTTTATGATCGAGCTTGAACCATCTACGACAACCGGAACAAAGCTGCTCATCATATCCGGGATCTCCGGAGCGATTTCATCAATAATCCCGGATATACCGTCAATCAGATTCGGCACTATCTCTTTAAGCTTACCGCCAACATTCAGAGCGGCTTGTTTAAAGGCTGTAACCACCTGTGAAGGGCTGCCAGAACCTGTCAGGAAGTTGCTCCACGCTGCTTTCATGCTTGCAACGCTGCCGCTTATCGTTCCGGCTGCTTCATTGGCGGCATACCCCGCAAGCCCCTGCATCTCGACATAATCCACAAGTGCAGACTGCACATCCGCAAGGTTCTCCATCGTGTACTGCGTGGCCTTGCCCTGTGCTGCATTCCACGCATTGACCTTGTCGATGACCTCCTGCATGCCCTCCTGCGTCGGCTTGATGCCGAGCTGAAGATTGTCGAGCATGGTGTAGTTGCTTTTCATGATACCGTTAAAGGCATTCTGCACGGCTTCCTGCGAGTTGCCGGTCGCGGAAACGATGTCCGCCTCTGCCGTGATGATCCGGTCGGCGAGCTCCGCCGCTGCCTGCTCATTGCCGCCGAGCGCGGTCTTCAGGCCGACCGCAAAGCCGTTGACCTGCTGCAAGTATTCGTTCTGCGAGAGCTGCACGGTGCTGTATGCCTCGGCGGATTTCTGCATGATGAAGTCATATGCATCACCGAACATCAGCTTCGCGCCGCCCTCAAGCTGCTCGAAATTCGCATAGGCATCGAGCGACTTCTTTACAAGTGCGCTGACTGCCGTACTGGCCGTTCCGACAGCCGCCGCCGCTGCCTTGCCGACAGTCGCCAGAATGTCACCGGCCTTGCCGACAACTGATTTCACGCCGGAAACGAAGCTGCCCGCCTTGGAATGCGCCTCGGACAATCCCTTTTCGTATTCCTTTGCATCGAGCGACAGCTTGGCGAACAGGCTGAATACATTCATGCGGTGTCACTCCTTTCCAGTATCGCGGACAGTCCGCTGATAATATCATTCGCGACCTCTGCGGTGCTGCGCGCATCGGGCGGCTCTGCCTGCTGCGGCTCCTGCTTTCCGCCGTATGCGATATCCGGCCAGCGCGTCTGTACGCCCGCGATCCTGCCGAGCGTATCCGCCACGTATGAACGGAACAGGACCTCGCGCATCCGGGATTCCAGCAGCAGAAACAGATAGTCTGTGCCGAACAGCTCCAGTTTCGCGAGGTCTGCCGAAATTACAGTCTCCTGATAATATCGTTCATCCGCAGCAGCGTAGTGAAAAAACGCAGTGCGCGCTCCGAACAGAGAACATCGAGGACCGCCGCGATGCCGTCCTCACCGTCGGCGGGGTCGAGATCTGCAAAGGCTTCGCCGTCCATGAAGCAGACCGCTCCGCAAAGCTCCATCGTCGCGTCGGCATTGGTCTCCATGCACCAGCTCAGGATCTCCATGAAGTTGTCGATACCGGCATTGCGGACCTGCTCCGCGTAGGCTGTCAGCTCGTCTTCGGAAGCATCCTTGCGGGGTGCTTCAGGCGGCTTCGGGAGCTTCTGCCGGATCATGCGGATGCCGTCGGCGTATTTCCGGACAGATGCCGCGATCTTCGCGGTCTGTACGGCAAATTCCTTCGGAGTGCAGTTTGCAAGTGTTTTCATCAGGGTACTCCTTCCGTTGTTTCGTCAGATGTTACGGTGCCGCGATCCGGTACAGGTTGATCGGCTGCACGGTCTTGTCCGCGAGGGATTTGTAGCCGGTCATCGTGCAGTTCAGGCCGCCGACCGAGGTCTTGCTTGTGGAAATGCTCAGACCGCCGGTGCTGTACGACTTCGGGATCTCCGCAACCACAAAGCCGCCGTCCATCAGCGGCAGGATCAGCGCGATGTTCTTGAAATCCGAAGCGTTGATGCCGTAGCGGACGGTGATTTTGTCGCCGTCAATATCCGCCGATCCGAGCGCATCCGCAAGATCCTGCGCGGACATGGACGCAAGCGTGAACGTGACCTGCGTCGTGATCTTGGTCGTGACAAGGCCCTCCAGATAGTCGAAATAGATGTTGTTCAGCTCGCTGAGAACATTGACCGTGTCGCGGTTGACGTTCACGCCGAAGCTGTCCTTTGTGACGACGCCGACCTGACCGTCAAGAATGGACTGCCGGAATGCTGCGATATCGAAATTGCGCACAAGCAGACCGGTGTCAAACTGCACACTGCCCGCCTGCTCCGGCGTCATTTTTTCCATTGCAGAAAGATCAATCATAAGAATTCCTCCTGTTAATTTGTTACAAATGTGAGATACAGATTCAGCATAACGCGCTTATACGGCCGGTCGAACGTGACCGGCTGCATGAACGGCGAACCTTTTGAGACTGCGATATACCCGTCATCGCAGGCAAGCCGGGCAAATCTGCCGATGCGTTCCGCGATCTCGTCCGCCTTGCTGCGCATGAATTCCCACGAATCGGACAGATCCCAGAGGTTCACAGTGACCGGCACCGGATAGCCGCGGAAGTCGTCCTCGCCGAACTGATAGGTCAGATACGGCGGTGTGTTCTCCTGCTCCATGCTGCCGTCAAGATATTCGGGCACGCTGTTTTCCTCGTAGGCACGCAGCCCGAAGCCTGAGAAAAATGCGTGTATGCACTCTGCCTTTGTCATGCGAGCCTCCATTCATCCGCCGTATACAGCCGCAGGTCGAGCTTTGCGCCATTCGGCGTCTGCAAGTCCGCGCTGTCACTGATGATCCGGAACAGTCTGCCGTCCTGCTTCCGCCGGATGATGCAGTGAAACGGCAGCAGCGGCGCTGCACGCGGTGTCAGGACGTCATAGACGCGCCGTGCCTCCGGCTTCTGTGCAGCCTCCGTGCTGCGGCTTGTGTCGCTGTCCCGACGCTGTACGGCGCAGGCATCGAATGCCTCCGATTCCGTCCATTCATTCCGGAAACCGCCCTGCCGGTCATCCGTGCGGATACTGACAAGCATGCAGAACGGCTCCATGTTCTTCTGTAACAGCATACTGTCACCCGCCTTTCTTCAGCGCATCGGTCAGCGTCCTGTCGATCTCCTTCATGTGCTTTGCGAAGGAGTTTCGAAGGAAATGCACCGCCGGAACGCCGTATTTTTCCGATGCATGCGGCTTTGTGTAGCGGCCGGTGCCGAGCTCATGATGCGGCGCATAATCGTTGTCGGTACCGACAATCACGGCCTCGGCATCGGCTGCATAGCCGATCGAATCCAGCAGCGCACCGGTCTCCACACGCTTCGCCTGCTCCAGCTCATCGCGGGCATGCTCCTTCGTCTTTTTGCCGATCTCCTGCAAAGCATCCGCGCACTGCTCATGCAGCGCTTGCAGCAGGATCGCTGTGTTGTCGGTAAACGAAATGTCAAGTTTCATCGCCGTCACCGCCCTGCCCATACAGGTCAAGCCAGCCGAAGACCTGCCGCATCAATCCCAGCTCCTTCAGCTCATTCCGCAGGAAATAGAGCTGCTGCCCGGCGTTGAGATACGAAAAATTGTAGCTGTACGGCCCGAGTGTTTCGCTGCTCTGTGTGACCGCTGCACCGCTGTCAACACTGTCCAGCGCCCGGCAGACTGCCTGCACGACCACAGATTTTACGCTGAGTGCATAATCCTCGCCGCATTCCGGGTCTGCAATCATGGCATCAATGTTTTTGCCGTACTTCTTCGCTGTCAGCCGGAGCTTGGCAGAGGCCTGCGCAAGCAGAACCTCCGCCGCTTCCTGTTGCTGATTGGTCAGCGATCGCCCGAGCGCGGTAATGTCGCTGACCTCTGCATACACCGTGCCCATGATTATTCACCGTCCCCGGATGCCGCTGCTGCGCGGATCAGCGCAAAGCTGCCCGGATCGAGAATGCCCCAGCCGATGTAAGCCTCGGAGCGGAGCACGATCTCATTGGTGCGCTTCAGGTCGCCCTGACCGTCCGGGTCGCCGTACTGGATGATCTCAAGCGGGATATTTCCGGCATAGCCCCACTTGAACGCATTTGCGAAATCACCGACGACTGCGCGGAGCAGCGTATTTGCACCGAAGCTGACTGTGCCGTTGATGTCGGATGCCAGTGCGCCGAATGTAGCCGGATTGCCGCCGAAGCGGAACTCCGGATACATCGCCTGATTGGAGTGCGACATCTTCATCTTGCCGATCGCAGCGCCCATTGCCGGACACATTGCGACACCGGTCACAATGCCGTCAGAGGTCTGGATCGCGGCAACAGCATCGTCAATGTTGTCATCCGGCTTCGTTGCATCATAGGTGATGATGTGATTGGCGGCGGTCACCTTGCCGGTGAAGCAGTTTGTGCCGACAATCGCCGAAGCCGATGCAGTCGCGGGATTGAAGCCATGAAATGCAGCGATATCCATACCGCGGGCGATCTTCTTGGAAAAGCCGTCCGCAAATGCCTTCAGATACGGAATCTGCTTCTCCTCGGAAAGGCGCATGAATTCATCGCTCACGCGGTGCTGATAGAGGAACTTGATCGGCTTCATCGTGACGGAAGTCGTTTCCGCCTCACCGGCGGGCTTCTGCGCACCCTCGCCGACGATTGCTGCCTCTCCGTCCATCGTGAAAATGAACGTGTCCGTGCCGGCGAACGGCATCGGATCTGCGGCGCTCAGCTTTGCAAGGGAAGAATGACCCTTGACATTGCTGAACATTTCGGTCACAAGCTCCGGCTTGAACAGCGTGCCGGAAGTAGTCTTGGTATTCGGCATAATATACCTCCTTATGCGTTAAGGTCATGTGCAAGCGCACGGTATGCAGCGTCCGCAGTTGCTCCGACCGGCGTTTCAGAGGAAAAGCTCGGTGTCGCCTGCGGATGCGAGGCAAATTTGGAGAGTGCGTCTGCATCTTTTCGGATTTCCTCCTCGGTTGTACCGGAGAGGCGTTCTGCAAGCTCATAGGGAAGCCCGGCCTCATGCGCAATTTTCGTTTTTACCGAGGCGATCTCGTATGCGCTGTTCTTAGCGGTCAGGTCGGCGATCTTGGTATCGCTCTCTTTGAGCTTTTCGGTGAGGGCTGCGATCTGATCGGTGTGCTTTTTCACATCGTCAGGCGAGATCCAGCCCTCGTACTTCTTCGCTGTCTCGTCAGCAGCAGATTTCTTGGCGCGTTCGATGCGGTCTTTGATGATCGCGTCAAGCGCCTCCTGTGTTTCGATCGGTTTGAATTCAGGCATAATAAAACTCCTATCTTTTCCGCGTAGTTGCGTTAATATGAAACTCTCTGCGGCTTTCGCTCCTTTGCATTGGCACAGAGCCAGTGCGCGAGAGATACCGCTTCGAGCAGTGAGATGTCTGCGCCTTCCAGCACAGATGCATAACCGAATCCGCCGCCGGAACCGATTGCGCGGTGTTCGCAGTTTGTCGCAGCCTGAGAGAGCGCCGGCTGATCCATGTGCCGGATCTGACCGCCGAACAACTGCTGTTCAAACAGCGCGTGCGCAGCGACCACATCCGCAACCTTCGGGAGAACAGCCTTGCACCTGACTTCCGCGTCTTTCATCTCAGCGGCGAGAACCGTCTGATTCCCGGCACCGTCGATTGCAACGGATTCCGCATGCGGATTCCGCAGGAACGGCATCAGCCATGCATTGCCGTCACGAACGGGGCGGCAGTCGATCGCCTCGATGAAGATTCTGCCGTCATCGAGCTTCACGGCAGCGGCAAGCGAAACATGTTCGGACTTGCCGAATTTCACCGCGAAGAAAATGCGCGGCTTCTCCGGCAGCTTCGGCTTTTCAGCGAGTGCATATTCTGACCATTCCTGCCTGCTGATCGCGGACTGCTGCGAGTAGCGGAGCCACAGGCCGAGACGCTGGATGTTGTCGTCAACCTGGTCGTCACCGAGCTCGCTGCGGATCGTGCGCTCTGTCAGGATCATGCCGAGGCTTGGGTTCGTCAGATACCACAATTCAGGATCATGTGCGTCAGTCAGGTTCGGCACAGACCACTCAGCCCAGCCGGCATCTTCTTCCTTGCCGGTCAGGCAGCGCTTGCGGTATTTGAGGAACACATCGCCGGAGGATACTGCGGTCGGCGGTGTGCCGCACATCAGCGTCTGCGGATTCTTGCTGTCCGTAACGACATATTTCAGCGCGGACTCCTGATCTGCGGTGTATTCCTGCGCCTCGTCGATGATCAGCGTGTCGTAGCCTTCGCCGAGGCCGCCGGTGCTGCTGCGCGTGCGGAAGTTGATGAGAGCCTCGCTTCCGTCCTTCAGCCACTCAATGCTGCGGCGGCCGGCGGATTTATAGGATTTGAAATCCTCGTCTTCCTTGTAGCCCATTTTGGTGAGCAGCCGGATGACCTTTTCCCATGCGCTTGCTGCGGTCGATTCGCGGTGCGCGGTGTAAAGGCATCGCCGCTCATGCAGCAGGTCCCAGTCTGCGCGCATGATCAGGATCTCGGACTTACCGTTTCGGCGCGGGAGCGACCAACCGTATTTCATGTGGATCCACAGACCGTCAGCATTGACGGCCATGATATCTTCCAGCATGAGCGCCTGCCAGTCCTGCGCGGTGCGGTCGGATTGGTTGTAAAGGTCAACGGCTTCCGTACCGAGCGATTCGGTATACGGCAGCCGGATGCAGATTGTAGGAGTTTGCTTGCCTAAGCGGTTTTCGCTCATGCACAAACTCCTTTCAGATGGTTTTCCAGTCAAATGTCAGCGGCAGCAGCCGGTTCGAGACAAGCTCAATGCCGCCGGAGAAGTCCTGCTTCTGTGCGACGAGCTTGTCGGATTTGTCCCGGTTGCAGGTCATGTGTGCGAGCTGCAAGTTGTTCAGGTCGGAAGGATGCCCGCCTTTGGCAACCGGAATGATATGGTCAATGCAGGGAGAGAGCGGATGCGGGAATTTCAGCCGGAAGTCAACAGGCTTGCCGCAGATTCCGCAGACCTTCTGCGTCGCGTAGATTTTCTTCTTATTCGACTCAAACTGTGCCCGCTGCGGGCCGTTGTGGTCAGGCCGCAGGTTCGGGCGGGCTCTTGCTCCGTTCGGCATGGTGCTCTCCTTTCGATGAAACGCACGCGTGCGTTCGGCGTGCGTTCGGGCATGAAAAAAGCACCCTTTGCAGAGTGCTTGTGGTTTATTCAGTTCAGATCACAGCATAATGCCGGCGACTTCTGCACGCAGTTCAAGAATGTGCAGGTATTCGCCCATAATACTCTGCTGTCGCTTGGTCAGCTCATCATGATACTGCTGCTTTCTGCGCTCGGCAGCATCCGCATCCGAAGTACAAGGCGTATGATAAGCAAGTTCACTTGTTACCGTTCGTTTATTGTTCCATGCTTTCAGCTTCTCGTAGCGCTCTTTGGTCTGCGCATACTCGGCTTTCAGCCGTTCTTTCCAGTCTTCCATGTGATAAACTCCTTTCGGTTTTTGGGTATGAGAAAACCGCCTTGATTACTCAGGGCGGTTTAATACAATTTTTCAGGGTCATGCACAAACGGCTTTGCTTCCGGCCATTCCTCAAAGAAGAGGTTTCTGCCTGCCTGTTTGCTGCGCTCAATGCGGTCGAGAAATACTTCATCAGTTTCAAGCATGGGGCAAATGTAAGTTTTCCCTGTTTCTGGATTCGTTGTTACAAGCGCGTCATAGATAAAAGAGCCCCTCAAGCGAACAGGTGCAAATACCGACTGATACTCGCGTCTTGCGGAATCCGAAATCATATAGTCACCTCTTTCAAGAGCATTTCAAACATATTCAAAGCGTTTGGAAAATACATTTGCATTTGTCTGTATCGAGCTTTGTCAAACTGTGACTCAAACATGTTAGCAAATGCTTCGCTCGAAATAGTCCCATTGTTCCAATAATCAGGGACATCATCAATATGTCCACTACAACCTTTTATCATCGCATCTGAGATGCCCTCCATTATATCGGAAACTGCTGTTTGTTGTGCTGGAGAATAATCAAGCTCTGCACTAAAAGCCATTTGTAGATGCGAGTTTTTAGCAAGTACATCCATTGCGTCTGCGTAACTCAACGGCTGCTTGGATTTTGTCCGTGAAGAAATCAATTTTGCAAAGTCGGTGCGAATAGCATCAAGATATTCCGGATGATTAAATGTAATCTGCCCGGCGAAATCATCAATCAGATGCCCATGCTCATGGAACCATGTTGAACCTTTCAAAGCCCAATGGTTCTCGTCGCGTTCATAGCTCATACTGATTGATTTCGTTCTCTTCCAGTAAAAAGCAGAATCTGTTGTATAGTTTGAATACGAAACAGAATTGTCAGGAGCAAACTTCGCAAACGCTTTCTGTGCAATCTCTGAACCGGAAGAAAACCTATCCATGAGGATCTGCCTGTATTCCGGCGACATGTCCGGATCAGCGAGGATGCGGTCAAGGAACGCTTTTTCCTCTGCATTCAGTTTACCATGTTTTACGCCGCCTGTCAAGTAGCTGAGCTGCTTTTCTTTCTGCAAAGCCTTCGCCTGTTCTGCCGTAAACACAACCGGATCCCCGGCACCAGCGCCCGGCTCCGGTGCTTCCCATTCCCGCTTGCTCCACACATCCTGCCGCTTGCGCCCGTTCTCAAAGGTCACGGTGCAGTCACAGTTGTCGTGCCGGCGGTAAATGTCGTCAGGTTCTTCGCCGTAGCGATATCGCCCGGCAACATCGGAGCACCACGGACAGCAGCCATTCACGGAAACGCGGGTGATGCGGCAGTCAAGACCTGCGCGATGCCGGAACTTTGCCTCTGCCTTGATGCGGTCATCGTGCATCGCCTTGGTCATGGTCTCGGTCGCTGCTCTGGCCCTGCGCTGCCGGACGTCCTCCGGCTTCGTCGGGTCAACAGTCGAACCGCCGATCTGATGCGCACGCTTTGCATCGAACGGCGCGTGCTGTGGCTTCAGATGCATCCCCTGCGCTTCGTCCAGCGCCTCCTGTACCGCATCGCACAGCGCGTTGATGTCCGTGTACCGGTCGTGCAGCAGCTCCGCACAGAACGCCTCACGGTCGCTCAGAGGGATGTCCGGCAGCCGCCGGGAAAAGATCTCGCCGAGCAGCTTTCCGGCACGGTTGCTGTATGCGGCAGTGTCGGCATAGGTCGCTTTCCCGCTGCCGATCTTCCCGCGCAGCTTCGCAAGCACGGCATCGCGCTCGATGCGCTGCCGGATTTCCTCACGGGCTGTCATTCGGCATCACTCCTCAGACCGGTGAGCTGTTTGATATTCCTTGCGCCGAGGAAGCCCTCGGATGCCTGGTTGACCTTCAGAATCGCGTCGCCGATTGCGGCGAGCGAATTTGCATCCGGCTCAAAGATCGGCAGCCATGCCGGCTTGACTTCGCGGAACGCGCTGCGGCGGTATGTCTGCCTGTCACGGACGCATGCCGCGAGGTATCCGGCATTCAGGAAGCCTGTGCCGAATGTGCGCTGTGCTTTCCGTGCCGTCAGCCGCAGATTCTCATGCGCCGCTCTGATCGCGTCATAGCTCGGCGGGTTGCCGGTCGAAAATCCGAGATCTTCGAGTGTCAGGTCAGTCTCCCCGGCGAACACCGAGGCGAGCGTGCGGAGCTGCTCTGTAAACGGCGCCATGCTCTGCTGTTCAAACTGGCCGACAGTCGGATGCCCGCCATCGCTGTCTTTTCCGAGATCGAGGAGTGCGGACATCACGGCCTGCACCTTGTCCTTGACCTCCGCGCCGTTTTCCAGTCCGAGCACATAGCGCTGCGGGAAGCTGTAAAATTCTGCACTGACCTCAGAGCGCCGCATCGTCCGGATCGCCGCCTTGACGGTGTCCATGCAGCAGCGGGAGATTCGCGAATGTCCGAACGGGCGCTTTGCATCCGGCCGGTAGATCACCGGCACAAGCAGCGCATACGGCGCATTGTGCTCCATCGTCATGCCCTGTTCAAGCCTGCCGTTGACATAGTAATCTGTGCGGTACGGGCGGAAGTATGCCTCCAGAACCGGCTTGTCATGTTCGTCACGTTGCAGAACGGCATAGCCCTCTGTCAGCATATTGGTAACGCGGTCGATCTCGCCGGTCGCGTTGCTGCCGTCGATGACCTGCATGGTCGGATAGCCGGATGCATCCCGCCCGATGTAGATGAAGCTGCACGAGCCGATCAGCGCGGAGAGAACCGCGTCATCGCAGAGAATGTCCGGATTGTTATTGCGGAAAATATCGCCGAGCACGAAATCGTCATGCTCGAAGCCGTCAAAAACGATGCGGTTTGCGAGCGTGTCAACGCCCTTCGCGCACCAGCCGAGCGAGGCGGAGATCCATTTCAGCCTGTCCGGGATGATGCCCTTGATATCGTCCACATGGTTCTTCATGTCGTAGAAGCCGTACCGCAGCCGCACTCTGCTCTGCTTCACGGTCAGCTTGTTTTTCAGATATGCGATGCCTTTGTCCGCCACGGTATCAACCTCCGAGAGAGAAAATGAGCA